TGTTGCACTTGAGCAGAAGGGTAACAACTTTATCGGAAAGGCACAGATTCTTTCAACCCCAATGGGTAAGATTGCAGAATCACTTCTAAAAGAAGGTGTTTGCCTTGGAGTTTCTTCTCGTGGTATTGGTTCATTGACTTCTACTAAAGAAGGATATAAGCAAGTTGGCGAAGACTTTATGTTAGCAACTGCTGCTGATATTGTTGCAGATCCATCTGCTCCAGATGCTTTTGTTCAGGGAATTATGGAAGGAAAGGAGTGGATTTGGGACGGAGGAATTCTTAGAGAAAAACTTGCGGAAAATACTGCCAAAAGAATCAACACTTATGTTGACCAAAAAATTCTAGAAGAAAAAAAATTAGAACTATTTAATAATTTTTTAGTAAACTTGTAATTTTATAAATAAATATAGATTAAAATAGAGGTTAATCGGAGAGTTCAAATGTCTAGTGGAGATCTACAAGAAATGGAAGTAGGCACAAAGCAATCCAGAACCGCCGTTAATTCAGGCGCTAAGCCAGCAGAAGCCATGCCAACCATGGCCGACCCTGGCACTCAACTTGCTAGTGTAGAAGATTTAGGTGGTCCTACTCCAGAAAATTATAAGGCTGATGATGATTCAGCAAAACTCAGCACACCTGGCGCAACCCTTAAGCAAGTTAAGGATGTTGTTACTAAAGGTGCTGTAGCAGCTGAAGAGGTAGAAGTAGAAGAGGAAGAAGTAATTTCAGAAGATGAAGTTACCGAAGAAGAAGTTGTGGAAGAAGAAGTTGTAGAAGAAGAGACTGAAGAAGGTTTTGATATCGAAGAAGATGTCAATGCACTAATCGAAGGTGAAGAACTTTCCGAGGACTTCAAAGAAAAGGCAAAGACCATCTTTGAAGCTGCACTAAATTCTAAGGTTTCCGAAATTAAGGAAGCACTGGAAGTAAGATATGAAGAAAAACTGGCAGAAGAAGTACAAGAAATCAAAGAAGCTCTTAATGAGCGTGTTGATTCTTATCTAGAATATGTCGCAGAAGAATGGATTACTGAGAACAAGCTTTCTATTGAGTATGGACTCAAGGAAGAACTCAGTGAGTCCTTCATGAGTGGTCTGAAAGGACTTTTTGAAGAGCATTATGTATCAATCCCTGAAGATAAATATGATGTACTTAATAATATGGTAGAAAAACTTGATGAAATGGAAACAAAACTCAACGAGCAAATTGAGAAGAACGTTTCCCTCAACAAGCGTCTTGCAGAGTCGGTTGCTGATGGAATCTTTGACGAAGTTTCTGAGGGTCTAGCACTTTCTCAGAAAGAAAAGCTCGCTTCACTTGCCGAAAGTGTTGAGTTTGAAAGTGAGCAAGAATATCGTGAAAAGTTGGAGACTTTAAAGGAAGCATATTTTACTTCAAAAAAAGTATCTCCTTCAGCTAAGTCTGAAACACTATCAGAGGGAGTAGATGTTGCTCCAGAAGTACATTCTGGTTCAATGGCTGCTTATCTGAAAACTCTTTCAGCATTCAGCAAAAACTGAATTTAATATTAAATCAAACGTAACGAAAACACACTTTTTAGAGGTAAACGCAAATGTTCAATTCCGAGCATCTGCAGGAAAAGTGGGCACCTCTCCTCAACTATGAGGGTCTTGATTCAATCAAAGATTCACATAAGAGAGCTGTAACCGCAGTCCTGCTCGAAAACCAAGAGAAATTCCTAAGAGAGCAACAAGCTTTCTCAGAGTCAGGTTCATTCCTGACCGAAACCCCAACAGTAAATACTAACACTGGCGCAAATGCTGGTTTTAGTGCTGGTGCATCTTCACCTGTTGCTGGTTTCGACCCAGTTCTGATTTCACTAATCAGACGTTCAATGCCTAACCTGGTCGCTTATGACCTCGCTGGCGTTCAACCAATGAGTGGTCCTACCGGACTCATCTTCGCGATGCGTTCCCGTTACAACAATCAGTCAGGTGCAGAGAACTTCTATAATGAAGTTGATTCAGCATTCTCTGGTCAGGGTTCAACCTTCGCCGAAACTGATGGTTGGGTAGACGGTACAGTTGGTCTTGGTACTACCGCTCAAGGTGGAACCAACCCTGGCATTCTCGATGCATCTGACCAAGCAAACAACGCTGCTACTGGCGCTAACCAGTATAACGTTGGTCAGGGTATGCGTACTGACGAAGCTGAAGCACTTGGTGCTGATGGCGGCGCTCAGTTCAACGAGATGGCTTTCTCAATCGAGAAAATCACCGTTACTGCACGTTCAAGAGCACTCAAAGCTGAGTACTCACTAGAACTCGCTCAGGACCTCAAAGCAATCCATGGTCTAAACGCTGAAGCGGAACTCGCAAACATTCTCTCAACAGAGATTCTTGCTGAGATCAACCGCGAAATGATTAGAACCATTTATAAGGTTGCTAAGCCAGGTGCTCAGGCAAATACCGCTACTGCTGGTACTTTTGACCTTGACATCGATTCAAATGGTCGTTGGTCCGTAGAGAAGTTCAAGGGTCTCCTATTCCAAATCGAGCGCGATGCAAACGCAATTGCTCAGCAAACTCGTAGAGGAAAGGGTAATGTAATCATGTGCTCAGCTGATGTTGCTTCTGCACTATCAATGGCTGGTGTACTCGATTACACTCCTGCACTCAATGCAAACCTCAACGTAGATGACACCGGCAACACATTTGCTGGCGTTCTAATGGGCAAGTGGAGAGTATACATCGATCCTTATGCTGCAAACGTTGCTACTAACCAGTACTACGTTGTAGGTTATAAGGGCTCTTCACCTTATGACGCAGGTCTATTCTATTGCCCATACGTTCCTCTCCAAATGGTTCGTGCCGTTGGTGAGAACACCTTCCAGCCCAAGATTGGCTTTAAGACTCGTTATGGTATTGTTGCAAACCCATTCGCTAAGGGCGCAGACACCGCAAATCCTGGTGTACTTTCAACCAACAGCAACGTCTACTACAGAAGAGTTACTGTTAAGAACCTCATGTGATTCATACTCACAAGAGTTATCGGGGGTCTTCGGACCCCTTTTTTTTATCTAAATAATTAGAAAAAATGTCTAGCACAAGAAATATTTTTGCTAATCAGATTACAAATAGGAATTTTTTGTCTTCTGTTGGATTTAAATTTATTTTGAATCGAGCACCAAAAGTTGCATTCTTTTCAAATAGTGCAAATATTCCAGGATTGACACTAGGTATTGCAGAACAACCAACTTATCTAAAAGATGTTGATATCCCTGGAGATAAAATTGAGTTTGACGATTTTAGACTGACATTTCTTGTTGATGAAAACCTAGAAAATTATTTGCAGATACAAAAATGGATACGTGGATTGGGATTTCCAGAATCTTTACAAGAAATATTTGACCTTCAAAATGAAGAAAGAGTTTTGGAAAATAAAAACTCCCCTATGATGAACATATACTCAGATGGGACTTTGCAAGTTTTAAATAGTGCATTTTCTCCAAACTTTAAGGTAGTATTTAAAGATATGTTTCCATATTCTTTAAGTCCTTTAGAATTTAATGCTACAGAAACTGATACAGAATACTTTACAGCAGAGGTTCTTTTCAAGTATACTATCTACAATATAACTGACAATAACGGAAACAAACTATGAGTATAGACTTGGAATCAATCCAAGAAATGTGGAAAAAAGATTCTTTTATGGATATTGATAATCTACATTTAGAATCATTAAAAATTCCTGGATTACATGCAAAATATCACGAACTCTACAATAGAGTTTTTCTTCTGAGAAAAAAGGAAGAACAAGAAAAAAAGCAATTGACTCTTGATAGATACAAATATTATACGGGAAAGTCTTCAGTTGAAGTATATGCTGAAGAACCATTTCCATATAAAATTAGAGAAAAAGATACTTTAAATAAGTATTTGGATGGTGATGAAAAATTATCCACATTGGTAATGAAAATTGAATACTATAATACAGTTTTAACTTTTCTGGAAGATATATTAAAACAACTTCATAACAGAACTTATCAAATTAAAAATAGCATAGAGTACATGAGATTTCAATCCGGTCTAGGATAATGGAAGAAGATTCCAGAGAAGATTACTTAGATTTTTCAATCGAGGATATACATCTTTTATATCATTGCGTTGAAAAGAGATTAGAATCTTGGGAGGGTTATCCATCCAGACATCCATTTGAACAAGAACATTTAGTGTCTTTAAAAAGTTCATTATATAAAATAATATTAGAATACAAGTTCAAATACTCAGAATAAATAATGACAGCAATGTTATTATTATGAGTGACGTAAAAATTTCAAAAAAGAATGAGGTTTACATCAAACTAGAATGTGAGCCTCACATTTTATATGAACTCCAAGAATACTTTACGTTCGAAGTTCCTGGGGCAAAGTTTATGCCTCAGATGAGAAATAAGTATTGGGATGGAACTATTAGATTATTGTCCGTACATACTGGAGAAATCTATGTAGGACTACTTGATAAAGTAATTGAAAAGATAAAATTGCATGGGTATACTTACGAATTTAAACCAAGTAAGTATTATGGTCAACCATTTGAGGTAAACGAGAATATCTCATTTGAAGGTGTAAAAGATTATATGCACTCTATCTGTACACATTCTCCGAGAAAATATCAGATAGAATGTGTGTATGACGCATTAAGATACAATAGAAAATTAATGATTAGTCCAACAGCTTCTGGAAAATCATTAATGATATATTCTATCGTAAGATATTTTGTATCTCAAGGAAAAAATATTTTAATTGTTGTACCAACTACAAGTCTTGTAGAGCAGATGGTTGGAGACTTTAAAGATTATGGTTGGAACGCTGAAGATTACTGTCATAAAATTTATTCTGGAAGAGAAAAACGAAATGATCTTCCGGTAACAGTAACTACATGGCAATCAATTTATAAATTGGAAAGAAGTTTTTTTGA